CTATACTGCAATCTGAAAGTTCTATCTTGTATGTACCTGTTAGATTTACTATATGATTTATCTCTGGTGCTATCTTGTCCATCAATATGTCTGCATTATCAAGTTCAACTGGCTCCATTAAGATATCTAAGCCCTCTCTTCCTTTATGTTTAGATGGGGATTTATTAAAGTATATGTCTACTACCTTATAGTATCTATCTTGAGTTAAGTTGAGTTTTATGTTGGAGTGTAGTAGTTCATTGAAGTTCATATCAATATGTTGAATGTAAGTTTGAAACTTTTTACTGAATGACTTACCTGTACGGCGGGCATTAAGAGCTGCTTTTTTCATATGCTTTAGTGCAGTTTGAAAGCTATCACAGCCCTCTTGGAATGTATTTAAGTACTGTCTTTGCCATTCTTGTGGTGTGTGTTTACAAGTTTTCCAGTAGTTATCAAAGTATTTTTTTGCTGATTCCATTTTTATTAGTCCTTCTCGTGCCATGTTTTATATGGAAGCCATAATTCATAATGTTCAGAATAATGTTCTTCTAGTAGTTGCACTGTTACACGGCTCAGGGATCTATACTCCATTTTAGGCCACCATAATTTGAAATCATCTGGGTAATATTTATGTAGCTGATCGAAGCCTCTACAGTTTTCATCATCTAGAACATCTTTTATTGATGCTAGTCCAGCCTGTTCAACTCCAATGAATAGTTCTAGTTTGTCAGCTATCATATATGAAGGGACTGATTGTGCTTTTAGTGATGTGAGTGGAGCTGTTATTATTAAACTATCACTGAGAACTAGCTGGAAGTTTTCATAGCCCCCTAATCCATATTGTAATCCGACACATTGGGGTTCTACGATATGACTGGTGTATTGCCCTGTTCTGCTGGCCATTATACACTTTATAGTGGCTACTGTTAATTTTGTTATGTGATACTTATATCTATACTCAGTTTGAAATTGAATTCTTACATCTTGAACTTCATGTAGTTGATTGTTTACTGAAAGAAGGGACCCACTTAAATTGTCAATTGTTAAACTCATTTTACTTTTTCCTTATTCTTGTTTGTTATTATATTGCTTTTACTCGGAATAGCTTATGATTCTTTCGCTTGCCCTGTCTCCATGTAAAGGCTCTGATGCCCTTAGGTAGATATGATGATGGGGTTATACCATATTTAGCTTTGATCTCTGTACTTGTTAAGATTTCACTTTCCATATAGTCAGTAGCATATATGTATTGTCTCTTTTCAGAAGGGTGTTTAGTTGAGGCATATAGCTTTTTCTTTAATATAGACATTCTTTGTTTAGTTTCTTCTGTATGAGGCTTTCTGGTTCTTTTCTTTTTATCCATATCTTTATACCCAGTTGAATTGTCAGATAAGTCTGGTAGTGAGTCCATGTTGCTTCTCCTATTGTTAAAAGCCCATCTCCAAATCGAGGCATACAATGATCTGAAGATGGGTTTATCTTAGTGTTATTGATTTTCTTTTAGTTTTCTCTTAAGATCTTTTATGCTATTTTCATATAAATCTATCGATAACTGAATTACTAGTGTTGGGAGTGTATCAAACTCTTTTATACATCTTTCTACACATACATGGAGAGTTCCGACACTATTTGTGAATATGACTGGATCATGATCGGGAATGGGTTTTCTTCCGAGTAATTTGAAACAAGCATCATTAATATTTTGTAATCTTTCCATTAGAAGTTTTCTATCATCCGGTAGTTCTTCTTCACTTTCTGGTTCTTCCTCGATCTCTTTATCTTTCGGTTTAGGTCCGATGTTGAGTACTATGCACCATAACACCACATGAACCACCAGTGGGAGTGGAGTTGTGAAGAATGCAAATGCCGTCGCCATATTAAGCCACATATAATTCAAATATTGAATCCGTGTAATATCTTTAATGTCCATAACAGCAGCTAATATAATGCATGACCATAACACCATGATGACTTTTAATATTAATTCTATTGTTTCTTGTGTTGTCATTGTTCTATACTCCAAGTATGGTGTTCATTAATTCTCTGAGGTGTGTGTATGCCCATGCTAAAGTAATAACTTGGACGGCTGGTAGTACTTTTATTGAAACTTTCATGAAAATGTATTGTATCATGATACTCCGATCTCTCTTAGGGTTCTTGTTTCTATACCATTATTAAAGTGTTTGTTTAATATATAGTACGATATGTCATCTATTCTGCAGGCATTTGCTTTAGTCATTCTTGGTGTTTTGAATCTTATTTCGATTGTTTTCTCCTTATCTATATTGCTATTGCTGAACATTCTTCTATACCATATTTAATAGTCTTGGCTGTTCTTGGTGACCATGTAATTACTTGCTCTGGAATTGTGCACTGCTTAGGACTAGTGTCTCCATCATTCAATGCACTATCGATGTCTGTTTCATACATATCAAGTTCCTCAACAAATTTAGCTGGTCTTTCATATCTAGCTGAGTTGAATTGTCTTTTCTTTCTGGTGAATCTTTGATTGTACATGGTAGTACTCCTTGGTAGTATTTTGTTTAGTATTTAAATTTGTTCGGAACGCTGAGCGAGTAAAATTGAATTATACTTTAATTGGCTTAACTATCATCTGAGTCTTCATGTAAAGTCCATCTTGTTTAATCTCTAAGCCTATAATAACATGTACTGGATTGTCCCATGATTGATACTTTTCAGTCCAGCTTGGATCATTGAACTCTTTTGAAAAGTTGCCTATCACAGGGATCTCTATCTTAAACATCTGTGGATCTGTCCAGGGTTCAACTTGATATTTATCTGTTTGAAAGTTAAGTTGATTGTTGACGATCGTGATGTTACTTATGATGGGTATAGTAGTCATTATGTTATTTCTCCGGACAGTTATCAAAGTGCCATCTTGCCGCCATAGGTACTGAACACACTGTTCCACAATGAGGACATTCAGTTAATTCATGTTTTCTACCAATTTGGCCTTCAGCAATCTTTTTCTTAGTATATTCTGAATGTGTTTGGCCAGTTTTAGACTCACTATTCTTTGCAGCTGCTTCAATCCGAATTCTTTCAAATTCTCGAGATGACCTTTTTGATCTTGTCCTCATTTTATTGAATGTGCTAATATTATCTTTCCAATTACTTTCTTGTTGAATTGTAGACATGTATAATAGATGATGTGCGAAGTAATGTTCTCGACCCGTCAATAGTACTAAGTTGCTCCTGTCATTGCTCCCACCCCTCTTAACTGTCTTAATATGATGATACTCGAAGTAAACACCACTTTTCTTTAACTTCATTCGTTCATTGAACATTGCTTTGCGACTTGATATTAGATCTGAATAGATTTTTGAATAGTTCATAATTAGAACTCCCTCTTAGTATTTGTTGTAGATACATTAAAAAACTCTAGGTGCTGACTTAATATAAAATTGAAAACTGCTATCCCTTCTTCTGATCTAGCCTTTTCAATATATACTGCATCATGGACTGGAAGGAACTTAATCTTTCTGCGTTGGAGTTCCAGCCATACTTCCTTCATGATTTTTGATTCCTCCTGTTGAAGTTTACATGAAGCTGACTTATGATACGTGTTTACTTTTATCTTATTGCCATTCTTGTCTAACTTAGCTTGGCCTGTTTTTGAATCTTTAATAGTTTTGGTGTGGCACTTGACTGGGAGTCCTTTATATATAGTAGATTTAAGTTTAGTTAATTCTTCTCCTGCTACTGGAAACATACTCACGAAATCTTTATGTGCTTTATTATTGATCTTACAGAACATTAGCTTGTAATTCATCAATTTAGCCTGCCATCTCTCTATTCTCATTTTACGAGCCACTGCTGAGTGAAAGTTGTCAGTTGATATAATATCCACATACTCGTCCTTTATTCCCTGAGCGGCCAGTAAGTTGGCGAATATGTTGAATTGTGAGCAATCCATGTCAGCTTCTACACAATCTATATAATTTTCTTCGAAAGTAACATATGCACGTAGATCTTTCATAGATGTAGAAAAGATTGAATGTAGTCTATGTCCGAACTCACAAACTTTAAAGTAGTAAGCCATTCTTTCTTTCTGATTAGAGGAATTCCATCTTAATATTCGTCTATACTGTGACATCTGACTTTCAACATAATCGATCTTAGATTTGAAGTCGAGACCTAGCTCCATCTTTTCCATAATGTAATCTGGGTATCTCTTGTTACATATTAATCTGAACTGTTCTTCTGTTATATTGAAATCTAGTTTACATAGTCTTCTACAGATACCACTTAAACCACTTTTCTTAATAGGGTCAGTTCTATCCGACCATAACTTTTTGAATGATCCCTCAATCTTTTTATTATGTATCTTCTTGGACTTCGGATAACCCGGATTGATCTTTAGTTTATAACCAAGTGGGCTATTGTATTGAAAATATGATGTGGGTAACTCTATAACACTTAGTACTGTCATTTCAGTTAAGACTTTTATTACTTCCTGTTTAAACTCGTGTGCTCCTAATATATGTTGGAACTCACTGCTTGGTATATAATAATGATTGCTTTCTATAAATCTTGGTTTATCATCATCTACCATGCAAAAATAATCTTGCTTCCTGACTAATTCATCAATGAACCATTCTAGTCGGACTTTCTTTATGAAATTGCCCATGATGTTTAACTTAGCATATACTTCTTGATATGGAAAGTTCGTGTACTTACTGATCTTCATAATGATACCTATATATTGTTAATCACAGATACAAACATCTGTAATTTATTAAATAGAAGACTCTAAGTTGAACTATAGGTAGAACAACTTAGGTCCCTATTTTAAATTTATTCCTTTTTGAAAGCAAGCTTTTCTAAACTAATTAAAAACTATGTTTAAGCTCCTATATAATTGATTGTCCTTAGTCGGGCTAATGCCCTTAGGTTTGTCCTTGTACTGCTACGCGCGAGCGGAACCCTAAAGTGTTCATCCTTCTGAATGGTCTTATAAAAGATACTAAATGCCAAAAAAATAAGGCATAAAGGGTTATATATAAATCCTTTACTATATATTCTTAGAAATATTAAAGGGAGGGTATAGTAATATTATATAGAGAATCCTGGAAAGGTCACTTAAGAACATCTCAGTTGGACAAATTTTCTTAATCAATAACTCTAACTACCATACTATACTCTATACTATCCATCTGGCTCCCTTTAATATTTCTAAGAATCAATGATAACCCTTTGTCATTATAAGGGTTTACATTTAATTTTTTTGACATATCCTATCGGTCCCCAGATTTGGGGAGCAAAGATTCATCTATCATTTTGGTCCGCCAAATAGCTGAGCAAAGAACCGTCCGCCAAAATGAGGAGGGATAATTATCCGCCAAATGGCGAGTAATTAAGTTTTCCCAAGATCGGGGAGTACTCCCTAGACGTGTAAAAAGGCCACCCAGAAGGAAAATACTAAAAACCTTCTGAATGGCCATACCATGACATACACCGTAATGAGGAGAAAGAAATATTATTTTAAGACGTTTTGAGGGATTTAAATTGATTGATGACTATATATACCAAGAGTTACTTATCCTTAGTTGATCTCTTGATAGACTTGGTCCAGGGATAAGGTCTGCCCACTGGCTCAATCATCTCCCTAGACCTAGATTCATACTTGGGTTGAACTGGAATCTCTTCAGTCTTTTTGCAGCTAACTAATAATGCTGCTGAACTAAATATTGCTGAAACTATCACTGCTGCAGTCGAGATGTAGTTTGACATGGTTGATGTCCTCTGTTTATTAAGTTCTTTCTGGGTACCCAGTTGGGCTTTTACTATAGACAGTTCATTTGCTAAACTACCATTCTGTTCCCTTATATACTGAACATCTTCTCTAATGAAACTTAGATCTTCTTTTGAAGGGCATTTACTAAGCTCTTTTCGGATGAACTGAATGTCCCCTCGGAACAACTCTATTAGTTCTCTATCGGACATCTATATAACCCTCATTTTAGTATTTGTTCCAAACGCCCAGTTAGTTTTCAATCTCAGCTTTAATACTTTTGAAGATTGAATGATCTTTGCACTTGTAAAGTATAATAAATATGACTCCAAGAACAGCAATCCATGATATCAAAACTATATGCTTAGCTACAAACATATCTAAAATTCCATTAAGGAACCAAGTTGCTCCTCCGATTAAGGAATAATTACATATCTTTCCAGTCATAGGGTTCGCAAAGCACACAGAAACAACTATTGAAATTGCTACTATGGCTAACCCCTGTGATACTTTCAGTTTCCCTTCGGATTCTAAGTGCTGTTCAACTGATGCATTAGACTCTTGATAAACTCCACCTAGAACTTTTCCGCCCCCAACTGGACATCCTGGTACTATGCTTCTGTATAACTGCTCGGTTCCAGATGAACATAAGATCATTATAGTGAATAGTATCAAATATTTCATTATGTTCTCCTTTGAAAGTTAAAAAGGCGACTACTTAAATTACCGCAATCTAAGCAGTCGCCCGGATTATATAGAACTCTTTTTAGATTTCTTCCCACATGACTTACAGTTGGGATCATCAGTATACGGATTGAAATCTTTACCATCACCTTTCAGTAGCCCTTTCTTAAACTCCATTCTGGCTACAGCATATCTTTTTACCATCTCGGGATCAGCAAAGCCAAACTGAGATTCTAGCTTCTTAGTATATTGATATACACTTAATTTAAACATCTTCATACGCATGCCTCTCCTGTTGGGTCGATATAAAATTCACCGCTTGAACCATCTACAAAGCTCGCGTCTTTCACAGATACTATGGTTGCATTTGTTGTCTTATATGATTGAGATTGTATTAAAACATTTCCAATAGCGCCACTATCTGATTGAGTAGACCCTGCCTGAACATATCCAGCGCCTATATCATAATACAATGATACATTGCCACTGACACGAACCATTTTTAGCTTTACAGAGGTGAACGAACTTGTCAATATAGATGTTGAACTACCGCCTGCCACCCGATACCTTATACTGTATGAACTGTTGTTACCCTCCCAGCCAGCACCTAAAAAGTTTACTGATGGTGATGTATAATAGAATTCAGCCCTAGATACTGCATCAGGGTCGGTATCGTCAATTTGATCTAGATCCACATCAATTTCAAATGTAAAATCCCCCGTATGGGCGAGAGAACCGATTAGATTGGTTATTCTAGTGATATGCTCAGGGCCACCAGAGGCATTAAGTGTACACTTCCCACCCCCAACTGCCAAACTACCACTCACACTCTGTGTCCATCTCATATCCCAATTCGTGTCGTCAACTGCTCCGCTATCACATGCCGTACCGCTAAAGCTATCAGAACAAGGCCAGCCAACTAAATCAGAACATTGAGCTGGAGCGCCTGCTAATCCACATTGCTCCAATACAGTTGGATCAGTTTCAACTACTGCAGTCATTGCATCAAAGAAACATTTAACCCATTCTGCTCCTATACAAAGCCAAGCAAAATCTACTAGGGTGTGAGCAGCACTTAGAACGGCAGCATTTGTTCCTAACCCACAAACTTTCCACTGTTCATTTACTAAGGTTGCTTCACACGCTTCACAATTTGCATAGGTGTTTGTAACAGTGGGAGCTGGGTTTGTTGGGTCTACCTGAGTTTGCTCTCTAAATGCATAACATTCATCATCAACAAGAATTACAGCATTCCCTGCCATGGCTGCTAAAATAAGATCGGGATATGTAGCATAATCTCCACTGCAATGTCTGTACAGCCAATTACCCGAAGGGCCACCAGAAGTATCAGAGTCTATCTTCCACATATGATTAGCTTTATCCCAGTATAATGTAACTTCAGTTTGAGGCGCTCCGTCATCAATTGAAATAGTGCCCGCAGTAAGATCCCACTTACACTTAGTCCAATGATTAGAATCGGATTCAGAAGTTACTGGACTTTCTAGATGGACAATCTGTGTATCATTTTGAATGTCTAACCATTGCAAACCTTCATATATTGGAGCATTGATCGTGGCAGTTTTTCCAGCAAATTCAATTCTGATCTTATCGCCAGCTTCGATCGTAGAAGGGCTAATATCTTCTAGTAATACATCTTGCTGTAAACCATGATCATATTTATATGTATAGTTCTTAGGGGTGAATGTTATTGAACCTTCTTCGAAGTCATCTCCGTCAACTCCAGTAGTTTCAACTAGTTCAACTTCTGATTCATCTTTAGTCTGGCCATAGAACTCTATCTTGGTGTCTTCGTACATCTTACGGACACCACCACCACGGATCTCTACATTAAGTCTTTTAAGATCTAGCAGTTTATCATTTGAATCATCTCCAACTTCTGTCTCTTGATCATCGTGGACCTCAAGCATTCTTGGTTGGTTTTCTGCCGCCGTGTATTCGTCTTCTATAAGGGGCATCAAGAGTGTGTTATCAATATCTAAACGACCAGTATGATGTGGTGTATAAATCCCATCTGATATTTCTCCAATCTTAAAATTGAACTTTTTAGGATCAGTATTTTGGAACTTTCCTGGAAACGATGCTCCAGTTACTAGAGTTGTTTGTATTGTAACATCTGGAGTCCCTGCTGAAGGAGCAGATAGTATTTCAACCCATATGTGAATGGAAGCATTTAGCGGATATGTTGCCTCTGCTACTTCTGCTGTATCATTGTTGAAAGTGCTTACAGCGCCTTTAGATATAGTTACATTTCCATCTTCCTCATACCAAGCTTCAAACTCTCCACGGATACTAGCTGGAGTTAAAGTAGGGCAACTACGAAGATGCTGATACCAGTTATATCTTTCTGATTCTGAATTCCATGCTGCATAACCCACTTGAACTATGATGTTGCCCACATTGACTGGATCGCCAACTGGAGGCCACACTTCAGACTTTTCAAGATAAGATAGCCACTTCGGATCGAATTTATATAACCTATAGTATACATAGTAAGATTTATGTGGAGCTTCTGTATCTAAAGTTATTTCTTCTACTGTATCATACTCTATAGCAGTTTCTTTATCAGTTTCAGGGTCATCATCTATAGTAAAGCTATCTTTCCAGCTGGGTCTTAAGTATCCCACTTCTATAACACTAGTAGGAACTCCTTCTTCGTCTACTTTAACTCGAGCTTTGAAGGGATGATCTACAGAAGCAGTTTCGGGCGATGGGGTTAAGTATTGTGCTCCGCCGGGAACTGCCGTACCGAATAATAATTGAATTACTCGATTCAGCTGAGCTTGATCTTTATCCCAGTCATACCTTGCAACTGGAACTATCATAATGCTATCGAATAATTTTATATTATCACTAATATCTACTTCTTCTGGGCTTAAATAATCATCTAGAAGAGTTTGTAATATCCTTTCAGTGCCTGTATCTGTAGATGGAGCCCATATTTCTGCATCAGTACTAGAATCTTTACTATATATAGATGTTTGAATATCATTCACATCAAACACATCATTCGGTTCAAAATCTACAAACACCTGCAAATATTCAAAGTTAGCATCTTCGCTGAAACGAACTTCTTTTATTTCTGGGACAATATCCCACTGATATCCGACTATAGCTCCTTGATTATTATCAGTGGGCTTCTCGGGCTGAATTGTGTTTTTTTCTGGGAATCTCACAGATTTATAAGATAATTTATTATCAAGATCATCGAACCTATAGTATGTGGAACCATGTTCTCGTTGAAATGTGTATGCCAATTCCTGATATGGAACTGAAAGACTATCTACAAATGGATACCAGTCTTTCTCTCTGTCGGGACCAATTATCGCGTCAGTGTAGTTTCCATCGTATACATATGCTACATGTGGATTATGGAAAGTATCAGAAGGGATTTTAATCCCAGAAGCCGTAGCAAGTGGATCATCAAATAGATTGTCACCAATTTGCATCCCAGTTAAGGAATTATTTAGTTCATTCCATTCATTATTAGTGGGAATCTTAGCGCCTGGTTTGAATTCTTGATTGCCGAATATATCTTTCATTGTAATAATCCTTAGGTGTTAGCATTCTCTATGATATCATAAAGATCTTGCCATTCGCCTGCGATTTCAAAATGGAACTGAACTCTGCTGGTGTTATTTTGATTATCTGTAACTTTGATATCTTTAATGACCCAGTAGAGTGTTGTCGATTGTTCTTCTCCATCTATTTTGTATACCCACAAGACTCCTGCTTCACTTGATTCTGCTATAGATTCTCCATTTGATGGATTACCTGGTCCCAAATCACTATTTGAAAAGAACTTATAACAATACTTTATCCCTTCTGATCTAGTGTATAGTACAGCTTTCTTTATTAAATCAAGATTATCTTTAGCTTCAGGCCCAGCCACTGACATTGTTGAAACATCACAGTGCCCTATCCAAGTGTGAATCATTCTAACTCTATCATAAGGCACATCTGGGTGTCTTATTCCTGTTCCTATACTAACTCCATCATTTCGATATTGTCTAGTGACACGATATTGATCTCTGATAAGAGTTTTAGGACCATTAGAACTACCATCATACTGTAAGGTAATATCTGAAATTGTGAGTGTTTGAAGGCTACCACTTATAACTAAATTGGGAAATGACATAATATATAATCCTTATTATTCGCCAGTAATTACTTTATTTGATTTATTAGAACGATCTACATCCCACGTATTGCCAGTTTTGGGATCAACAATCCATACTGCTGTACCTTGTTGGCCTAGTTGCATGCTACTAGTACGAGAAGCTTGTAGAAGTGATTTGAACTCTTGTACCTTTTCAATTGAACCAAGATCTTTCCCAGCAGCTCCGCCATACTGTTCTCTAAGTGCTATCAACAAATTCGGATCTCTAATACCTTGCTGTCTGAGATTAGTAAGGAGTTCTGCTAGTTGAATTTGTCTGGCCGCTGTGTTTCCTGCACTGATTCCACTTCTAGCAGCTGTAAATGATTCTAACGGTTTTAAAGATAACTTTATGCCTTTTGATAAAAGAATGAAAGCGTCAGCTAAATCTTTAACATATTGTAATGTACCTTCATCTTTAGCCAATGTAGCTAGTTCATCAAAAAGTTTACCAAGCTCCTTACCAAGCTCTTCTAAAACTCCACTTGATATCACTTTGTCCATAAGTTCTGTTAAAGCTATAAGTAGATTTTTATATGAATCCGAGTCTTCACCAGCTGTACGGAAAGCTTGACTTAATTTACCACCCAGAAGGGCTTCTAAACCTTCAACACTATTAGCATACTCTTGCTTCATAACTTTAGCTGATGCCTGCAACTCTTTTTTAGTCATAGCAATCAATTTATTAGTAGTCAGTGTTGCTTTGTCCATCTTCTGAAGGGACTTAATAAATTCATTACTAACACCAGAAGTTCTTTTCAGAGTATCTAAAGTATCTTGATCAATCTTACCGAATAGTTCAAATCTACCGATAAGACGGCCTATAGCTGTTGCGGCATCTGTCATTGAACCAGATCCCTGCTTAGATGCAAAACCGATATCTTCCATGATGTCAGCAAAATCTTTAGCAGCAGTATCAGCTCCGACTTCTCTACCTAAAGCCAAATAAGATTCAATAAGATCATTTGTTACTAACGCGGATTCATCAGCCACTTTCTGGAGCTTATCAAATTCTTTAGTTCCTTTAGCAACATCTCTGAATAAACCTATCAGTTGAACTCGCTGAGATTCTGCTTGTTTAGCTGCTTCCTTACTAGCAAATGCGAAACTGAATAGAGCCGTAGTGGCTGCTCCTATAGCTAAGGTCACTGACTTTGCAGCTACATTTGCTGTGACTCCAATTTTAGACATATTGGAGTTAAAGTCTTTAGTATCAGCTGTAACTACTGCTTTTAATTCATTATTAGGCATCTTGATCCCTATTTTTTAGCTGTAATTCTCGTAATAGTTGTTTCTGAGCATCTTCTACAGATTTAGTTTGTACTGGCTTATTGGAATTTAGACGCTTTAAGTAAAAGAGTTTCTTAAAAACTTGTTGAATTGGCATTCTCCATAGCACATGATCTAAATCACATCCGAATTCATTACATATCGGCATAGCAAAGCTAAAAGCCCAGTTAGCATTTATTCGGCTTTTTTTTTAGAATCAGCAGCACTAGAAGATAGTTCTTTTGAACTTTTGACTACATCATTGATCATTGAAAACATTTTATCAAAGACCTCTTGGAGTGCTTCGCCAGTAAAGTTATGATTATAAAATTCAATAGCTTCCTCAGCAAAAACCTTTCTGCAATTCTGGGCTTCTTCAAACTTAGCCATTACTCGATCACACATTTCTGGATTATCTTTACACATCGGATTTAATAAGTGTAAATCTTGTAGACGTTCTTTTATGTTCATGATTGGAGCTAATGCTTCTTTACCCCTGAATAGTACATAAAGAGATTTAGCAATATCTTCAAAAGATACTGTTCCCTTCAATTTACCCGACACTAGTGGGCTTTCAATAACATTCAGAAGTACTATATTACCAAGTGTGCATTGAAAATCTAACTCTCCAATCTTACGTTTAGCTCCAAGGCAAGCTAGATCGTGAGTTGCATCTACAATTTCCTGTTCATCATGAATCTCTTCAATGCGTTTATCTACTTTCTCTTGAAGAGATTCATGTTGATCATCATCTTTATCCAGCTTTAGTGCTTCTATATCTTCGGGACTACAATCATTGAGATCTAAGCCATTCCGCATAGCAGAAATTACTAAATCTGTATCAAACTCTACATTATCACTAGTGGACATTTCTATATAATCCTTAGTTTAGTTCAGTTTAAGGTGCAGCTGGGAGATTCGGATAGTTAGTAGCTGACACATCAACAGATGTAAATCCGCCGATAACCTCAGTTGTCTTCACATTATTCACATACCAAGTAATAGAATCGCCAAGATCATCTAGTACAGTACCTCTAGCTGGAGCCCCAACTGGAGTTGCCAGAGTGAGATAAGATAAACTTAACTCTTTTTTATCATTGTGTTCTTGAATTGAATATGTATCACCGTCAGGGCCTAAAGCTTCTGCTCTATCTCCGCCATCCGTTACATCATAAGTTTGAACTAAGCCATATGTTTCTGCACCTTTACCAGTTGTAGTTTGAACTGAAAACTGTAGTATTGAACCTGCTTGTAGTCCTGCCATTATATTTCCCTCCTAAAGGGTTTAGTTTTGTTAAGTAGTTGTAGCAACTACCAAGATAGTAAGATTTTTCTGCCGTAGCTTAGCATCTGGGACGTCTGTGGACGAAACTGGTATCACCCCGTTACTATATACCGCGAGCCCAGAAGTCGCGTTTAAAAGGTCCACAATATTGCTCTGATTGATAAGATCTCGGATTCCACCTCGGATTCCATTTCCCTTCCTCCCGTTCTCATCTTCAGTTTTACTAGTGAACACGCCAAAGTCAACTATAACATTACTAGCACAGTATAGATTCATTGTACCCTGCTGTTCCTCGCTGATAGATGCCTTGATTCGTACTAGTGGGGTTAAAGTTTTATTTTTAATATCATCCCAGACTATAACTGAAACATCGTCATCTAAATAACTTGGAAGTTCAGAAAGGAAAGCATTCTCTATCAGAGTTTCTATATCGAGTGATCTAGCCATTATGTTAACCTCTATTGAATGTCTGTGACATCTTTCTCTTTAATATTTCGAGTCGTCTTTTCATCCGTCTTTGACCCCTGATAAGTGCTTTTAGCATCATTCTTCTTGGAGCTTGTTTAGATGTTCCATGTTCAACATATATAGCATATTTAACTAGATTTTCAATGAATACTTTCCGCTTTTCACCTGAACCCCTTTTGATAATCCGCCAGCCACTAACTAGCTTCCCTGTTCGTCTTGGAGTTCCAGTTTTAGCAAATCTTAAAACATCTGCTGCTGTCTGATCAACAATCTTCTTAGTTTGCTTATTAGTAAGTTTAGTCGTATTGTTGATATGTCTTTGAAAGTTTCTTACTGAATTGCCCCAAGATAAACGCATCTAGATCTCTCCTTAGGGCACTACTATGTGACCTTGTGCCATAATTTTGAATGATGTTAAAGCGCTAAGTGGATCTTGAACTAGAAGTTGAAGGAAGTCACCTGGATACAATCGGATAGCAACACCATGCTTTTCCTGTCCAGCATATGAAATACGAGATTTAGTACCATATGAACCCTGCGGAACTGTTCTTTGACTATAAACAGTATCAATACCAGAAAGAATGCCTAAAGTTGCATTATCTTTGCAGTTCCAGATATTTCTGATATCACCATCTTTCCGTCTTAGAACTATTCCATTTGTAAGGGCATCTATACCACCAAATTTACCATCATCTGGAGGATCGCTAGATACAATTGAGATGTTGATTCTAGTGATATCAATACTGAATTCAGTTTCCCCTCTTGGACCAGCTATAATAAATATTGAGGGATCTGCTAGAGTTCCATCAACAGCTAAGTCAATGGTAGTTGAAATTACATTTTCTCCAGCCATGAAAGCATAATCAAAAGGTGTATCTAAAGTTACTACGAGCCCATTAACTGCTAATACTGTCCCAAAATAGAACCGGCCACATATACGACAGAATACTCCAACATAGTTCCCAACTGAAATGTTAGCTACTGAGTCAACTGTCATTGTATTGTCATCTATTGCGACAGAGTTAGTAAGCTGAGTTGGAGCACCTATAGCTTGCTGGAAGTAGAGATCAAGTGGGGGACTAGTTTGATCTTGTACATTAACATTTATGGATCCATCTGGTTCGACTACTAAATCATTATTTACATCATTCTGAGTGCTTTGACCCCATACTCGAGTTCCAAGTGACATGATTAATAACCTGCAATAGGGCTTTCAGAAGTTGAAAGTGTGATGTGTGATGCTCTTCCAGTAGTTTTGTCATCTGTGTTAGGTAAAGATGTGACTCTAGTCGCTAACATTTCTAAAGATTTCATAGTTGACTTATATTCCAGCTTGATTGCATCTGGAACATCTTCTTGATCGCCAAATTGAGTCCATGATTTGAATCTTATGATGGGAACTACTAGACCCCTAAGATAATCTATTGCTACTGTTCCTGTTACTGGAATATCATATCTAGATGCAATAGCCGCATTAACAATCCCTTCAGAAGAGTCCATGATAAGTTGAAGGTGATCATCTTCTACAGTTCCTGAAACTTCATATACGGATAGAATACGTTCAATAAGTGTTTTAGTTTCATCTAGAGTTATATACATCTTGATCTCCAGTTAGAATTAAGTAGGGAGGAGCTAACTTTTGACAGCAACTCCTCCCATAATTCAATTTAGCCTGATGTTTTCAATCCAGCATAGATCTTATGTGGAGCACCTGGACCTGCATTCATACGACCATCCATCAAGAAATCAATGGTCTTAGTACGAGAGATCTCAATCTGATTTGACATTTCAGGGACTGGTACTTTGCGGATCTGCAGAACAACACCCTTCACAATGTCAGTAGTATCAGAAAGATACCAATAGTTTTCATATGTACCAATCAGATAAGGACTTACTACAAGTCTTACACCAAGTGTAGAGTAATAGTTCTGAATCTGAACAGCCGAGGTTTCACCATCACCAATAAACTTGTTTCCAAGAATATCAGCAGCAGTCTTAGCCAACTTAGGCCCAACTACAAGGACATCAGGGTGGACAGCTAGAGGCTCACCTTCATGATCAGTATAAGACATCATAGCTACATAAGCAGCATCAAATGTGGTTGCTGAAAGTGCAGTAGTAACCAAGTTGGCAATTGTTGAATCACCATACTTACGAGAAGTACTAAACAAAGCAGTACCATCATAAGCTTTAGGGTTAGTAATAAGAACTTTCATGATCAAGCCCATCTGCTTCTTGAACCAGCTTGTAGCCATTCCTGGAATAATATCAAGATACATCCCACTATCATCATCTTCAAAGGAATTTCTAGGCATCTTGATAGATGATTCGAAATCTTTGTTGACGAGTTCAGCTACATGACTAGCTAAATCCTTGTACTGTCTAGCTCCATTCCATTCTGAAAAACCACCAAGGGCTTCCAGAAATGCATAGAAGTTAGAACGTTTAGTAGATACATACTCAGTAGCAAGAGCTAGTAACTGCATCTGTGGAGGAGCAACAAATGCTTTAGTCCAGATAGCAGCAACATTGTCCTGCAAAGCTTGAAGTGTTACTTCATTAATATCAGCCATAATGTTATCCCTTATGCTTTCTTAGCGGGATCGAAGTCGACGAATACACCATTAGATGTAACTTCAGTAACGATACCAGCTGTGTTTGAATTAGTGGTTGAGCTTGATACAGTAGCAGCATCTTCTACATAACAAGGTCCGCCAATATGCGCCTTAGTCACTGCATCAGACTCACTATTGTCCATTAATAGAACAGAAGATTCGATATCTTCCAAGGTTTCACCATCATCAGTATTATCAACTTCTCTAATTGATACACCAAGAACGATGACTGATGCAACGTCAGTAGCCGGAGCCACTTCAAAGTTTGCATCTTGCTGAACCATCTCGCCTACATATATCTTAGCTGTGTCCAAGATAGTACGAGAATCAACATAAGGAAATAATGAATTTCCAGTTCTAGTTGCTTTTCTGTTTACACCAGCCATAGGGTTTCTCCTGTTTAAACTGATTATTTTATGTTAAAAATCTATATAATCTTATCTAGTTACAATTCTTGATTGATTCTGCTGCTTCTTTAAGTCCTCTACTGTTTTGCTAGTTGAACCCGCATTAGTTTCCTGCAGAATCGTTTTGACCTTCGGAGCATGCTTACTGAAAGTTTCTAGTTGATCTAATCTGAGTTCTTCTGCCCATCCCTTTAGATCGTTTGTTAAGCCTCCAGTAGCTATTAATGATTCTACGATAGCATTCCGTTTGATTGAATCAAGCTGGGTTTTCATCTCAGTATTCTGTTTAGCCATCTCGACTAACTTCTCTTGCTCAGCTAACTCGGTTTTTAAGATTTCATTTTCTTCAAAGACATTTGTGTTTGATTTCTTGTAATCTTCTAGTTGCTGTTTAAGAGTTGTGTTAAGTTTGAAAGCATCATTATAGAGATCATTTTTAACTTCGTCTGCTGGGTCCTTTTCATTTTGTTCTATCTTTTCAGAAAGAACTTCAGTTTCAACTAATTTGGGTTCTGCAGGGACGGGCACTAATGGGGTCTCTACTTTAGATTCAGCTGGAACTTTAGCAGGTTCAACTTGGACATCTACTTTAGTATCTACTGGAGATTCAGCTGGGCTTGGTGAAGGGGTACTTGGTGCTTGAATGGACATATTATTGCTCCTTACTCTGTTCCAGTTACAATTAGGTTAATTATTTGATCTTCCACAGCTCCATTAACAAAGTATAGCTTGGAGTCAGTAGTCAAATCAATATCCGTTAAGAATGCTTGACCTTGACTTGCTGATAGTGGTGGTTGGTCATTAAAGATTGAATTAGTTCCATCTGAAAGTGTGATGGTTGTTGTGTTGGTTGCTGCAGTGGATATATACATCCCAGTTAGTTCTGCTAGAGTTATTGTTTGACCATATACATCCTCTAAAGATCCATCTCCAAGATCAATGACTCTTGTTTCAGCCGAAGTGAGTGTCAGCTTGACATGATATAGTTTCCCGGCTGATATACTCTTACTTAATTTTTGATTAACTCTTTCATTTGGGGTTGAAAGATCCACATCATCTTTCGAGTTATTTAGAGCTGCTTCGATACTGAATGATCCTGATAAAGACATTATTCTTCTCCTGTTGGTTCTGAGTTAGTAGTTTGATTAGTTTCTTGTTTAGTGTCTACATCTGGTGTCTCTTGTTCATCATCTAGAGTTTCTTCGATTTCTGTTTGTTTAAACTTGAATTCATAGACATCTTCAGTTTTGATTCCCACTAAAGGCTTGATTTTACTTAGCAGTTGATTAGTTAGAGTTGATTCAATGGCAGTAATGTCATCTATTACTCTCTGTTCTAGAACTTCAAGATGGACACTAGCTGTAGATCTATTTGAATCTTGACTAGAACTTGTTGATTCCTGACCCAGAATGACTTTTACTATACTATTCTTGAAGTTATCTTCGGCTGTGAAGAAATAATCTCCATTTAAGCTGGCAGACTCTTTGAATTCAACTAGAACATCTTTAGGGAAGACAGCTCCATCTACAGTTGAATAGTTCTTTATTAATCTTTCAGCAGTTGTCCAAGCTTCTAGATATGAATCTTTCTCTCCTGGCATAGTGACCAGAACGAACCCTTTTCCATATTTCTGCTGGAACTTCATCCGAGCGTCCATTGCAGTTCTTTTAAACACATAGAGCCAGCTTACTGAATTACCAAGCCAACCTCTAGCTGGATCTATGCCCTGAGTTAAATAGTGGCTGATCATCTTAGCTTGGTTTAAGTTTTCACCAGTTGGGCTTTGCTGGGTCCACAACTTGGGATAATGTACTGAACCCTGAAAAGTTAGAAAGTGAGATGGAATATGATTGAATCCAAGTATCTTTTTGCCATCAGTAACAACTTCACTGAAACTTAAGCCGGTTAGATAGCTGGATCCGAGCAGGGATGTGATCATTTCATCTGTTGAAGATAGTCCTTGAGTAGGGTCTCCATCAATATCTCTTAGCATCTCTTCTATCTTTCCAGCTTGATTAGCATCTTTACCTTCAATGAACCAGTCTTTGCTAGTGACATATGAAGTTCTTGTTTCGATACTCTGTAATATATCTGGATCTTTTTCAGCTATTTCTTCTAGGAACTTAAAGTACTTAGTAGTGTTTCCATCTCGGATTGCAGCTTTGAATAAAGCAGTATACTTAGCTGGAGTTATGCCATTACTCTGTTCTACAATTGCATATCTATCTTCTGGAAGGAATTCGATTCTATCATCTGTAATTCTAGGCATCTTGAACCTCTGTTTAATCTTAATAAGTAAAACTAGATGCTCTATCTTCATCTAGCTGACGATTTAATTCAATTCTTTGCTTGCTTGTCAGTACTTGTTCTGGAGTAACTATTTCATCATATGGATCAATCGGATTTGAAACCCCTTTGATTTCTGCTGACTGATTTTCTGGAACTTCTGTCATGGCCATTGCGAATGCTGAAAACATATCTCCATGTGAACCATTTCGCCTGACTGCTTGGTATATCACATTATTAGATGGAGTTACTACACGATCTATTGAAAGAAAGTCATCTTCTACCATCTTATTCTCTATCATCCTCACATTTTTGTTCTGGAAGTATCTTTTAACCTTTGTACACATAGCATTTTTAGATTGCATAGTCGGATCAAAGGCTATTACTCGGGATTCACCTAGCTTGTTTTGTATAATTGTAGTAGGGTGATTGCCGATACCATTATTATCTGATACTACTTTATGAACTTTATATTGTTTTGCATAAGATACTACTGTATTTATCTGCTTCTCAATTGGAGTTCCTTTAGGGAAGTAGTAGGGTTCTAATAGTTCTACATCTTGTTTGAATGCTTTGATCACACATAGAGCTGCATAATCCCCATCTATAGATACTGCACAGTCATATCCGAGATATGTTTGGCCTTTATCTAGGCTCTTTTCAGATTTATACCTGGCTTTAGCTTGATCCATCTCGATCGAACTTAATAGTGAGCAGGCTTCATCAGAAGGGACACAGCAGAACTCTTGTAGAAATGTATGTTCATCATAAGTGGATTTAAGCCAATCTATAAATGCTTGCCCACTAGAATAGGGTTCATGCCCATTCTTAATCATGTTGGGATTAACTATGATCTCTACTAAACCTTGATCAACTGCATCATAAATCGTAGTTCTATGATGGGTCCAAGGTGAGCCTTCTTTCTTGGCATCTGTAACTAATTCATTGAATTTACTATTTCTAGATCTGTGTGTGGAAAGAACTGCAAGATTACCACCAGACATTGAAATGATCGGCTGAGCTACCCTCATAAGTAATTCTGGATCTCTATGGAGTGCCATCTCGTCAATAATTAGGGATCCACCTTTACCTGCAGATGCATCCGGATTAGATGATACAGCAATTAGTCTAGATCTACCTGATTTATGTGGAACTTCAAGTTTAAGCCTTTTAAAGTTCTTTTCAGGGATTTGATCATTAGGGTTCATAGCATTCCACATCTTAAACCAAGCTGATACATTCTCTACAAACTCTACTGCAGTTTCTTCATCTCTTGATATAACAACTATATCATGTCCTTTTTTATACATAAGATCTAGAAACACTTTAAATGATGTTGAGAAGGTACCACCAATCCGTCTAGACTTTTCCAGTATCTTTAGACGGGAATTATCATAAATCCAATCTTTCTGGAATTTAAGAAATGTGAATTGATTCATTATCTAAGGAAAACCTGTGTGAACTGCTGAATCATTTCTGGTGTGATCTCTTTGTCATCTGCTTTAGGTGGAAGATTGTTGAGACCCCATAGATCTTTAAGTTCTTTCAACACGAGTAAACCTAGTCTAGCATCTTTAGTTTTTTTAGTATCACTAAACATTTCTACTAAGTTCTCTTGAATCCAAGCAAAGTTTTCATCTAAGTCCCTTCTGGCTCTAGTGACTATTTCAAGCTTGGCTACCTTGATCAGTTGATAAGTTCTTTCAATTCCTACATCATGACCCCGTTTACGAAATATGTCACGCATAGCATAGCCCTGAGTTCCATTAAGTACTTCTCTAATAGCTATTTGAATTATAGGTATACTTTTAGCTGTGAGATCATCTGCAGTTTTGTAGTCATCGGACAAATCTATCTCAGCGTGAGCCTTGATAACTTGTTGTTTAGCTTTCTTAATCTGCTTCTTAGTGGTTCTTTTCTTGGCCATCTCCGATACCTCTATTTGATATTTAGTTCTTTTTCTAACACGACAGAAAATAATTTAACTAATTTAGACATCTCACTTTCCATCGTGAGTTCATCTTGATAGCTACTTATATTCATCTTTAAGTCGCTATATGACTTAAGGTTAGATAAATTGCCCCATTCAAAAGATACCTGATATTTATTTCCGAATCTAGTTAATTCATCTGAGCGCCAAGTAATAGGGATCACACCTGCAGAAAGATATAGAAAATATTTTTGTGGGACACAGATATCTATATCATGTCTACTATTCGCAGCTCCAGCCCAGCCATATTGATATCTTCTTAAACTATTGAATAACTGATCATGTTCTTTCATTTCAAATATATCATAGTCATTAGAGTACCCTGATGGAGCTTTAGCTGAATAGACGTGTAAACATCCATCTAGCATGTCTCTAACTTCAGAGTAATCCCTATATACTATATCATGATCTATTAATGATACTAAACATGTATAGTCTATTCTTTTATTTGAAAGGTTGTGAGTCCAGAACTGCTTGGGTACTTTTGGGTATATAACTGCCCATGGTTTATTGAATCCATCTAGGAATTTGTTAGCATACCCTTTTGATGGCATGATCACAGCGGCCACTCTATCAAGGAACTGTTTGCATTCTGGGACCCAATCATGAATATTCCAGATTATAGGCTTATCTCCATAATCGATTTTAATGAGGTATAACGAGTTGATAGTTGTATGTACTATAATTATGTCTGACTGTTCTATTAATTCTCTCAGCCCTCCCATTGTCCCGCACATGTAAAGATTATCTATATATTTGTTTGATGTCTTAGGGGAACCTGTCTCAGAATAGTGAACTCGTACATGGAATCCTTTATCTTGTTCGCATATAACTTGGTTAAGAACCTTAGATGTGAGGCTTCTACACACATGCAGTATATTTGGCATAATCGTATCTCCCTAGTTCTACTATAATTTGTCCATGATTTATTTCAGTTATTTCGTCAATAGCTATACTGCAATCTGAAA